ACTGCATCAGGGAACGAAATGTCCACCTGAAACATATTGGGTCTGACACCCTGCTTGACTACTTGCAAGAAGCTTGATACGTTGCTTGTAATTGCCATTGTTTTTAATGTCCTCTTCTTATATATTTAACAAATTAGCGTCCGATGACTTCAGCGAACGAGACACCAGTACGTGTTGCAGTAAATGTTACTGTTACGTAGTTGATGGAGCGAGCAGGTTTGATGAAGAGTTCCGCAACGAATTCGTTACGGTCAATAACATCTGCTGTGTTGTTTGATGTATCACAAACAACTAAGAAATCAGTGATTCCTTGTTGTGCAACAATATCATTTAGGTAAGCATTGATAGTTGATAAGAACCCAGAACGAGTAACCTCATCATTAAGTTCAAATAGAACTGCCTTACCAAGTGCCTCAACTCTCCTCTCAATATTGAGGAAGAGACGGCGAACATTGATTCTATCAAACGCTGAAGGTGAAGCAAGAGCAGTCTTGTCACCAAACAATACAGAACCAGTTCCAGGGAAGCTAACGATTGGGTTAATTCTTGCCTGATATAGTTCGTCTCTGTCTGCTTTGTTAGGATTGTATGCTAACTTAATAACGTTGCGAACACCGCCACGTGATAGTCCAGCAGGTGAAATCCAATCTGCATTGGTTGTTGAAGTGTTAACACACAGTCCAGCAACGTCACCATTTGTAGCAACCCAACGATACTTATCATTGAAGCGGTCATACATGTACTTGTAACCACTATCAAGAACAGCATAAGATGTTGATGTCATGCCACTCATGAAGTTGAGTGTATTTAATTTTTGTTGTGCCTCTGTAAGAGCTGCCCCACCAGAACCAACTTGATTTCCTTTAAATGGAGAAACAAATGCTACAGAGTCTTTACGCCCAGCAGCAATAGCAATTACTTTCTGTGCCTTACTCTTAGTATCTGCTTCTGCTCCCATTGATCCACCCATGAGAACGAAATCAACCGTTGTCTCTTCAGTGTCTAGGAATAGGTCATATCCAGCATTTACTTCACCAGGAGTGTAAGCGTAGTCATCTGTACCACCACTTAGATCTGTTTCATTACCACCAACAAGAAGGAAGAAATCTCCAGATGAAAGAGTAGATGATGCAACACCAATTGTCTTACCACCACCTGTACTGTTAGGTTCAAATGTACCTGTTAGAGCACCACCATGAAAAATGTTTTGTGCTTGATTATTAATGACATCTTTATAGTAAATAGAACCACCTTCAGGGCTCTTACCATCAGATAATTTTGAGAGGTATGTAAATCTTTCTAGAACTGTATTAGCAGCACCAGAGATGTCTCCAGTTGTGTCAATAGCAGCAATGTGAATCTCATCGTATGAGATACCGCGTGAAGAAGCAAATTCAGAAGTACCAGGACGAGGACCAATTGCAGAGAGTTTCAACCCAGTTGAACCAATTGCAGTATTTGTATACCAGTCTGTAGCAGAGCTGATAGCAATATCCGTAGCACCATCTTCGTAAGTATCACCTGTACCAATCAGAACTGTAGGATCGTCAAGAACAACAGTAATTGTAGTGCCAGCAACCGTAACACATTCAGCAGTCTTTGCAACCCCACTTACATTGAATGTAACTGTGCCACCTGCTGTTGGTGTGTTGTTAGCAGGAGCAGATGCTAATACAATGATTTGATCAGGTCCACGGTCTACAGCAACGACTTTAACTCCGTTACCCCATGTTCCAGCAGAACGAGCAGCAAAGATCTTTGCAGCACCAACGCCAGCATCCCAATCATCATCATTCTTAATAAGAACTCCACCGCCATTGGCAGCATTGAGTACTCCTGTTGCAGCACGTACCACAGCGAGCCTACCACCATAACCTATGAATTCGGATGCTACCAACCAATCCTCAGCATTGGAATCTTTAGGTGTACCGAAAGTGCTGATGAATGATTTCTGATCCGAAATTGATGTGATTACACCAATCGGTCCCTTCTGAAACGATGAACTAAATGCAGCAGTAAGACCAGAATTTCCTACAATAACAGCATTTGATAGGTCACGTTCCCTAAGGACTACACCAGGCGAGACTTGACTTGCCATGTTTTAACTCCTCGTAGATGTCAAATTATCTGTAATTATTTAGAATTTCTAGTAAGTCAAGAAGTCAGAGACCCTAGGGGGACTTGCAACACCCCTAGTAATTCCACATGTATGATACTTCTTCTTGAGTCTCACCATAAGCCCACAATTCACCATCACCATCAATGAAACTATCATCACCCATACCATCATCTACAAATCCAAAGGGTGCCATATCTTGTTCTATCTGATCTCTTTGCTCTTCATAAATTCTTCTTCTGACATCATTGTCAGTCATCTCTTTAAAATAGTCTTGCATGACTAACCAAGAGAACAAGACAAGACACATTACTAAGTCATCATGATACCCATCATCTGCTTCCCAACACTGTTTTCGCTGAATGAAGGTGGTTAATTCTCTAAGTATATCAAAGTCAGTGAAGGTTAATTTGTCATCTTCTATAATTGCTTTAAGGTTTGAGCATCCTTGTTTCTTAACTGTTATACTCATCTTCACACCTAGTTGAGTTTTGGTTCCAGAGAACCCTTGACCTACTACCTGACCTGCTCTACCACGCATTGCACACATTAATATATTAGGATATTCAAGATCATAATTTAACATAGCACCAATGCTATCACCAATATCATTTACTTCAATCAGTATATAAGGCCACCGATACTCTTTGGCTACGGAATGTATTACCGACGGAAACATAACAGGTTTGATTTCATTATTTCTGTACTTGGCAACAACTTGATACGGTAACGTGGTAATATCAAACACGATAAAAGCACTGTAGTCGCCACCAATTCCTCTGGCAACATCAACAGTAATGATGTATTCATGACCTTCTTCGCTTCTTTTATATACGTCAAGTCCAGCATTGCTTGTAATAGGATCTTCAAATGGGATAGTTTGTAATTTAGATGGAGAGATAAGAGTATCAGCAGATCCAAGGAAGTCACATTCAAACTCTTGTGCGAACTGTCTCTTGGATGTGTTTCTTAATGTCTCTTCTTTCCACTTGGCATCTCTACCAGGTACTTGTGACCAGTGTACTTCATTCGTTACATATCCATTCTTACCATTCTTAGCATCCTCCCACGTCTTATAGAAGTGATTCATTCCGTTGGGAGTGGATATGATTATAACCTTGGTTGATTTACCAGAAGTAATAGTAGGATATACAGATGCAAAGAATTGTTCTGCAACATGGTTCGGAACGAATGCAAATTCATCAAGGAATAGTATGTTAAATGACATACCACGAACCGCACTAGCAGACGTAGATGCTGCTAATATCTTTGATCCATTCTCTAGTTCAACATTACCTTTATTCCATACTAGGATACCATGTTGCATCCACTTAGGTAGATTCTCATATGCTAGTTGGAGTCTACCAAGTAGTTCCCTAGCAGTACTAGCTTTGTTAGCAAGAATACCAATGTTAACGCTATCGTTAAAGATAGCATAATGTAACAAGTATGCGACCACCGTTGTGGATTTACCAGTCTGACGAGGCAACTTAGCAATGTTGAATCTGTTCTCATGGAAGTCCATTAGAATTGACTTTTGAAAATCATACATGGAGAAAGGTACTAGGCCTTCATCCAATGAAATGATTTGCATATAATTACATGCAAAATAGAGTGGATCATTTTTACATTTAATCCATTCATTGACTTGCTTCTTTGTAAATTGTATCTCAGTACCAGCCTTCTTAAGGTTGGGATTACCTAGATAAACCTCAGTTTTAGTAGCCATTATCCATTCATTAATGTACCATGTGCCCTACGAATCTCACGTAGTTGTCCAAAATCTTTTTGTTTAGTACCACCATCATACTCCCAAGCGTATCCTTCGGTAATCATTTGTTCATTGAGGGACAAGTTATGTTCCCCAACGTAAAGCCAACCCAAAAGGCGGCCGTACTTGCCGACACCACCACGAAGCTCAGTACGAATAACCAACTCGTCATCACCCCGAATAGCGTCAGCGAGCTTCTCTTTGAGCCAGTTCGTTGCGTCAATGCCAAGTGCTTTCTCCTCTAAATCTCTAGTTCTCTTCTCTGGTGTGTCCACACCTGCAATCCTTACTCTTTCCTTCTTCGTTAGGCTGAAACCAAGATCCAGAGTCACGTCTATCGTGTCCCCGTCTATCACCCTGTTGATCTTCACCACTCGGAAGTTGTAACAACTCTTCCGACTCGGTGGAACCATTGCACCCATAACTCCCCTCCTCATACATCATCAATGCACTATTTAGGGTCTCTTCAGATGGGATCCTCGTTTTCTCTGCTTCCCATTCTCGTACATCCTGTATCCATTCACCAGCAGTAGGAGTAGCATCTGCCTTTGGAGCAAAATAACCTGCACCAATAATGGTACAGGCTATAACTCCTAAAAGACTAACGGACGCAACTACCTTCTCATTCGCACGTACTCGTGCTGTAAGTTCTTTCTGCTTTTCAACCAAAGCTTCAACTTTCGCCTGAAGAACTGCTACCTGAATCTCTATCGTCATAGGTCATTATCCAATAAATTAAATACCCTACTCCACTGAGTAAAGTACCAAGCATAATATTTATAGACCATAGCATATCGTTCATGATACGTGGATAACTCCTTTCATACCAGCACCAGCGTGAGGTTCACACTGAAACTCATAGTCTCCTGGATTATCAAAAGTAACATTGAAACTTTCTCCACCTACAAACGCAAGGTCTAGGTGTGATAGTTCTGGATGATCTGCTACCACAAAGTTATGTGGTGGTAAATCTCCATTGACTATTGTAACTGATTCTCCTGCAGAGATTGTTATCTCATTAGGTTCAAAAACTAAGTTGCCTCCTGCACCCATTTGTATATCTGCTGCGTATGCTGATGCTGCAAATACAACTGAAAAGCATAAAGCACATATCATAACTGTTAGTCTACTCATCCACCACATAATTTCATCCTTATGTTTTGTTATAGTAGTCATTATATTACTCCTTTATACAATAGTCAACAAAAGAAGGATGCCCCCCTAAGTCAGGAACATCCTTTTTACTTTGTTGTATTGCTTCGTATGCATCTTTTGCATACTCACAAATTTCGTGCTTGATCTGAAGACTATCGTGATATCCGATGGTATAGTGGGACATGATCTTTCAACTCCACATTACACCTATAATTATACATCAACATATCCCAATTAGGTATAAATGTCAGAGTCCTGGTATATAACGTTGATACTTTTGAACCATTGGCATAATATCACTCTCTACTCTCTCTACAACCTTATCCACAATACTTACATCCAAATCCATAAATGGTGGGATGATACCAAGTATCCTTAACAATCCATCAACAAATAATGCAAGGCAAGTAAACCCAAGAATCATACTGATGATAGTTGCAGTCCTATTGTGCTTACGCATGGACTCTTCATCAATCTTTCTTGCTTCCTCAAGAGCATCAGTAATCATTTGATCTACTTGTGCTTTAGTATAGAAGTCTCCTATGAATGGTATATCATGTTTGTCCATGTTGCTTATAGTAGGCTTTATAATAAAAAACGAATAATTCATTCATGAGTGTACATCACATACAACACATTCAGGACATGAAATATCATTTTCATAATTATGCAGTTTACGTATGAGATGTTCATACTCATCCCACATATATTCTGATCCCGTTTGTTCCTGATATACTTTACATGCCGTAACTAAACGGTGTATATCACATTCCTTGAATTGCATATTCGGCATTGCATCATATAGTAATTATAACGTCTCTGTCAGGCACTCTAACATAAATGTCAGGATTTGTCAATTTACTATGCAGATACTGAGCTGTTGCTTGTATTTCTTCTTTGATATGCAGCAGGAGTCCTAGTTGCATTAGCGGAAGTTCTTGCTTGAAATGCACCAGGTGTCCTTGTTGAATTATCAGATTTCCTTGCTTGGAAATCATCATTCCAATTCTTATATGTAACTGTTGCCCAACCTTCAGTACCAGAAAACTGGTTGACAGTTGTACTGCCAGGTTGAGGATCAGCAACTGCATTATCTTTATCTCTTCTTTGATATGCCATTAGCGTTTACCTCCACTCATTTGTTTTAGCATTTTTTGAAGTTCTGATGTACTACCAACAAACATAGCATTGTTAGTAACCTTACTTGGACCTTTCTTATCTTCATCAAGGTCTTTCATCTTCTTATGTAGATCAGCAAGTTTATCTGTCATGTCTGAGACATGCTTCATTGCCGCTACAGCGACTTCATATGCTCTTGGATGCCCACTTTCCTGAGCAACTTCTAAGGCACCTCTGACCGCCTCCTGACCCTGATCTATGAGTGAGTAGAGTTCTCCTCTAGTATACGCATAATCTTTTTCTATGTCTTCATTAACATCCTTCAGTTGTTTCTTCCTAGTTGTGCATCCACCTTCAGGAGTATTGGATACATCAATATCCAACATCTCTTCCATATTTTCTTCTAGGGTATTCATAAGAAGTTCATCCCTTCATTAAATCCAAAATCATCATCAGCAGATACTAATGCATCATCAGAAGCATCTATGCTACCATCTGCATTAATATCTGTTTTTGCTTTGGGTGTATATGTCAATTCAACATGACGCTTGTTAACATTTTGATCGCCAATAGTTTCAATAATCTTAGACTTACGGATAACACTTGCCTTACTGTAGGGACCGTAGATATAAGACTTAGCAGTGAACTGCATTGAATAAGTTATACTTCGTCTCGTACTAAAATCATCTTCCCAATCATCATCAAAATCAACACTATTTAAAACAACAGCAATATCTCTCGTTTCATTCATATCAGGAATGAACTTAAGACTCATGTTGAATGATGGTTGAAAGAAAGGAAGAATCTGCTCTAATATCTGAAGGCCGTCATCTTGTGACTTAGCAAGGATACCAACTTCAAATGAAATATTATATGGGACAGGGACATATTGTGTTCTTACTTCCTTTGCAGCTTCCTCACTATTAGGACTAACAACTGCTTTATACTTTTGAGTAGCAGGTGTCTTCCTTGACGAATCATAATCAATCCCAGTCATCTCAAAATACATACGTGGCATGGTAATTGCTACCTTCTTACCATCGGTAGGATTACCTTGAAGTCTATATAAAAACTTTTGCTTTGGACCATAAGCAAGAGGAACTTTCTCTGTCTCTAATACTTGTCCATCAACAACTTTCTTTAACTCAATATTATTAAAGAGAGTACCAAATGATATAACAGTTTTTCTAACTGCTTGATTGTAAAATTGTGTTCCTAACATCAGAAGCTACCTGTATAATTACCAAATTCACCAAATGGGTTCTTCTCACCCCAATCAATTAAGTCATCTGCACCATCTTCAATTGCAGCATTTTGATCCCATTCAGTACTTTGATTGTCAATAGTAGAGAATGTACCTAATGTATATATGGCATTAGATTCAACCCCTCTAATCATGTCACCATCTAGGAAGTTGCCTGTACGGTTCATAACTTCAAGTACATTTGTAACACCATTCCAATCTGCTACCTCAGCAATAGTAGCACTCATTAGATCATATACTGTTGCCTGTCCACCATTGGTTGATGTGTCTTCCCAAGCATTAATAATATACTTTGAATTTGCAGAATCATAATAAAAATATCCTTGAACTGTAGTTGCAGTAGTACCATTATATTGATAAACATAACTAATACGTTTATCTTCAAACTTCCAGTAGAAGTATTTCTTCTGTGTAGTAGTAGCAAAAGTAGGATCAAAACTACCATCACCAGTTACTGTAACAACCTTATTAGCAGAAGTCCAACTTCTTCCACCACCCTGCTGTGTAAATCCACCAATAACTACATGCTCGTCATTAACAAATT